CTTGTTGTCTTACTATCTATGCGACATACACAGTTAAAGTATCTACCTATCTTTGTAGATAACTTTGAACCTACGGAAGTAGGATATGCTTTCGCAATTCCTAACTCACCTTCCATGTATTGAATATGTGAAGTAACTACCACGTTACATTTCACCTCGTCTCCTGTAATGTATTGAAGAATATTCTGTACATCTCTAGCCGCAGTACCCCACTCAGGTTGAGTAGGTTGCTCGGTAGGTTTCTTGTTGTTAAAGACAAGAGCACTTTTCAATGCAGCCTCGCCCATTAGTGTAAGGGAATCAATAACTAAAACAGTATCGTCCCCCCATTCTTTCACAGAACCAAAGTTTTCCTCTCCGTCTCTCCAAGCAGACAACAATTGTGCCCCTCTTCTAAACGCATTGGCTTGTCCTAGTGAATCTCTTAGTGTAATATACGACACTCTTGGTACTGCTTCAGGTGTTAAGTATTCAGATAGAATATCTAACCCATCATCATAATCTAAGATGCGTAGTTTTTTACCTGCGTTAGCTAAACTCGCTAGAGCAGATGTCTTACCACTACCACTATCTCCTACGAGTAGTAGCTTGGTAACACTTTTTGATTTATGTTGACTTATGTTTGCCATTCGGTCTCCTATTTAAGTTGTAAGTATATATTAATTTATAGAATTGTCAAGCAAATATTTTTCCGCCTCATTATATCCGCCAATATGTTTGCCGTTTATAATTATTTGAGGAAAAGATTTTGCTTCAGGAAATATTTTAAAGAACTCTTCTCTATTAAAATCCCTGTCTAACATGAGCACCATAGGGTCATGTTCTTTTAGTAAAGCCTTAGCCTTGGTACAGTAAACGCAGTTTTCTTTTGAGTATATCTCTACAACTTTCTTCATTTACCTCCTCCATCTATGACCTCTAGTGTCATTGGCTTAGTCTCTTCTAAGTCTGCATGTAACTGCTGTTTGAAATCTTCTTTAAAGAACATCTCTCGTTGAGTACCTGAGTGCGAGCATGTCTCTCTAAACTTACACCCACCATAATTATTACACGCTGTAAAATCTGCGGGATAGTATCCTGAGTTAGCATATACATCTGATATCTCAAGATGATGTATCGTATCTTCATACCACTCGTCAAGTAAATCTTTATGTACATTGAATACTTGCCTTGCAAACCTAGTAAAGTTCACACCTGTCTGTACTCCATCAATGATAGCACCATCCACAGGTAACTTAAGTACCTCTCGACATGCCCATATGTATGCAAAGATCTGATTGTTCGGCATGAATCCTTTGAAGTAATAGTCAGACAGAGATGTCTTTGTAGTTTTAAAGTCTACAATATATAACCTGTCATCTATAGTAACAATCTTATCTATCCTACCACTAAACCTATGCCCATTGTTTCCAATAGGTACTTCGAATCTCTGCTCAAGGGCAGGTGTTCCGTCAGGCATGGTAGCTAACTTTAAGTTGTCGTCCCAATATTCTTCGGCTCTCCATACGATAGCACGTAAGGCAGATTCTAATCCTCTTGCCTTATCGTCAGACAAGTTTAGTTCTTCGCCAAAATTTTTGAGGACGTACTTGATTGCCATAGCTAAGGATTCTTCTTTAGATTTACCCTCGAACTTACCAATCTCCATTTGCTCAAAGCCTTCATGTACTGCTGATCCGAAACCTGTAGCCGTACCATAACTAGCATGTCGCCAACCATTTAGTACTGACCAATCATAGTATCTCGGACATGCAAGAAAGGAACTTAGACTAGATGTGTCCCAAACTTTTTGGACGGGGGCACCTCTGTCGTTCCACACAAACTTCCTTAGTCTCTCTGGTAACTCACTCATTTATATTCTCCTATGTTTCTGATATTAACATATCAAGTGGGTTCTTGTCAAACTTTTTAGGCGCTGTCTTTGTCGCAGTCGCTTTACTAATTCGTTTACCACTTGCCTCTGCTGATCTTACGTTCTCTCTTGTAGCCTGTAAGTAAGCCACAATAGTTTGGATACCTTGCTCGTTCTCTGCCAACTCTAATGGATCAGCTTCAAGTAACTCAGTAGGTATCTCTAGTGTATCTTCTTTTTCTTTTGTCATTAATGTTTGGTCTCCTCACCTAATTGTGCGAAAGCATTCATCACAGCACTGTCAGATTTCTTCGCAGCTTTCTGCATCTCTTCAATCATAGCACCTGATGTAGATGTTGTGTGTAGTATATCTGCAAGTAAACTTATCATCCCCATAGCTCCATACTTTAGAAAAGATAATCTCATACCTACCTCAATCATTGCCGATACTAGCACATCAGTACTGTAGTTAGCACTAGCTTCTAGTATAGCAGGTTTTAATTCTTCTACTGCTTTCTCAAATTCTAGTCTGTATGTTTCTTCTGTTGTCATATTATCTCTCCTGTTTTTGAATCCTTGATAACCAAGTCCTCCATTTTATCTAGCACACTAGAAATTTCTACCCCATTATCTACGGCAGTGATAACTAGCATGTCATATTTCTGATGATCAACATCTGCTTTGCTGGACATCTGTTCACGATATGCTTTTATATATCGGTGTATCCTCATCTTCAATGCGAAAGGATTGTCGCATGGTATTGTAACCTTGACTTCTTCTAAGTCAATCTCTTCTATATATTTATTTACCTTTTCTAAGGCGTTTGAAATATCTATCTGTTGGAATAAATTGTAAGTCTTTGGATTGAATCCCATCTCCGTGTACCTCCTGTAAGTATTCATAGTCATTAGGGTCAAACTGTGGATCATCTATGTACTCTTCCACATTCATCTTGTCATCAAATAATTCTAGTGTTTCATCTAATAGATAATCATCACCAGTTTCGTAAGTCTTTTTCTTTTTAGTCATGCCGTCCTCCTTATGTTAATAGTTTGTATATCAAATTAAATCCTATCACATAGAATACTCCACGTAACATTATCCAAACCAACACTCCTTGTATAGCTGAAAATACTTTGTCCCAATAGTAAGAACTTTCCACTATTGATTACTCCATTCGAGTATGTTTCTTTTGGATTTAATATTATCCTTAGTCAGATAGCTAGGGTTATATGGTAGGTCATCCATGACATACATCTTTACTATCATCTGTTTATTATTACTTAATCTGACTAGTGTGTCAACCATCTTATATGCCGCACCCTTTTCCATTCGGTCAATGTAATGATACACCCCAGGACTTGTCAGTTTAAAAACCTCGCCCCTTATCTTGTACTTAAATGTGTTCTCATCCTCATTGCTCCTGAAGACTATAGGGTATGCGTTGCCTAGATCTCCCATGTTAAAGTTTGCATCTACTGTTGTTGCAGTATCTATAAACTCTTGCGATCTTAGTAGTTCGTGTAGTCTTTCATTTCTTTTTAGTGTTCCGTATACGAACAGGTATTCTTCCACTTGTATTCCTTTCTCTATCTCTCTCGTAGTTAATCCACTCACCTAACTCTGTATGACATAACAGTTCAGTCATAAAGTTACCAAATGAATTGACGATCGTCTCTTCTTCTTTATCTTTTAAATGATATTGGTAATAACCAACATGCATTAGTTCGTGCAGTACTACATTGATTGCGTCAGCACCACCACGCTCAACCATTTCTTTATCTAAAAAGATTTGATAGGGTGGCTTGACTATAAATGTTCCTTGTGCTTCACCAACTTCATACATTAAGTTATGAGGTAGACAAACTAACTCAATCTTAAATGCTCCGATCCTTATATGTTTAGGTAGTTTCATACTATAGTCTTACCACATTTTTTTATTAATGTCAACAAATTTATTTGATTCATTCTCTTTGTGCATCATGCTATACCAAACCCATTTCATCTTGTTAGGTGTAGTCAATGTTCTAATATTTAGTAACTTATATACTAGCTTCTTTATCATTATGTCCTCCTTTATTGTGTCGGGGTGTGTGATACAACCAACCCATGTCTGTTATCTCTTGCTTGTTATATGCCTCGACGAATTGTCGTACACTATAATAAGTAGGTACTTCTGCTGAAGTTCCTGTACCATCTAGCAAGAACCTATCTAGCTGTGCG